ATGACACGGCCGATTTTTAGACACGCTTGTACAATTTTTGTGATGCTTCCCATTCTATTAAACGGTTGTTCAGCAAGTCATTCCGGTAACCAGGTGAAGCATGAAATACAGCCAAACCACACCAAGGCCAAGGAGAATAGCCAAGCGGCGTCCCTTAGTCTTGACCAAATGATGATGACTGAGGCATCAAAAGACGAACAGCAAACACCGCTCGATACCGTTACCCATGTGGTTAAATGGAAGTTTTCAGATGAAAAAGATGTTGTTCCTTCTAAGAAGAATATATTATGGGAAACCCATTTGGGAAGCGAAGCGGTCGTAGCAACCAAAGTACCAAAACTTAAAGATTCAAGATTGAATCTGTTTGCCCTGTCCTTTCATGACGGTAAGTGGGGAATAAAAAACGTGACAGATGCCCCTATTGATCGTTTGGAAGATCATGTTAAAGGTTTAACGCTTCCTATGCAAAAATATGCTGTAATCACCTCAGATTTTGATGGAAAATCGATATGGAACATCACAGACGGGAAAAGAACAGTCATGATTGCACTGTATCCCCAATTTTCCTTTTCCATGCCTGAAGGAACGAAAACCATTCCGTTTAAGGGCGATGAGGCTTTTGTAAATACTCGATCGAAAACGCAATCCTTGTTTTATTATTTTGACCAGGAAAAACTGATTTGGATCTATGGTGATTTGTCTGAAAGCGAAATCATAAAATTGGCTAATTCACTGCCAAGTGCTGGATCTCCCAGTTTTCCCGAAGCATCATCATAGACCCAAACCGGGAATGCCATCTGAGAAAATGTGATGCAGTGGTTTTTTATGATCCTCGATTAAGAGGGGAGGGCTTGGAAGTCTGAGGGCCATATCTTTCTTTTGGCTAATTTTTCACCTGTTTATAAATTTGTGTCTCAGAATATAAAAAAACCCCGGAACCACAGCGGTTTCGGGGTTTTACACATTACCTTGAGTAGAACTCAAATAAGCAAGAAACCCTAGATATCAAGCGGTTTAGAGGATGGTTTTTAAAAACCTCCCCCAAATTTTCCCCCAGCTGATGATTTTAGCGCCTGTCCAAATGCAACGACCGATTCTTCTTCAAGCTTCTTGAAATTGTGTCCGTAAACGTTATAGATCATTTCAGGCGTATTTCCTAGCCGCTGGGCGATAGTTAGAACCGGGATTTTTTGAGCAATTAAAATGGTCGCATGTGTGTGCCGCAAACCATGTGGCGTAATTCTTTTCAAACCTGTTTTTTTATTGATTCGATCAAAACAGTATTTGAGCGTGTTCTCACCGGTGGGAGTGCCAGACTGGTGAGAAATAAAGACAAAATCATCATCCTTCAGCTTTTTTCCAAATGAAAGCATTGTTTTTTTACACCAGGATTGATATCGTTTTAATTGGAGAATAAGCACTTCATCAATTGGGATGACCCGATAACTATTTTTTGTTTTCGGTTCTCGTGCTCCATTTTTATCTCTGGTTCTTTTTACACTCAGTGTTGCATTCTCCAGGTTAACATCTTCCCACTTTAATCCGAGCGCCTCGCCTTTTCTTACTCCCGTATATGCCAATAATAAAATCATGGTGTAATTCGTAATATTTTCGATTTCCTTCGCTGTTTTCAAGAATACATTTAATTCATCTGCAGTTAAAAAGTTATCAATTTGCTTTTCTTTAGGAATGACGATTTTGTTGAATCGATTCCTCGGTATAATCTCATCATCGACAGCCGCATTGACAGCTATTTTAAATAGCCGGTGGAATAGACGTACAGTACTTGGTTCATACCTTTTCAACAGCTCATTAATGAACTGCTGTTTGTAGGTTGATTTGTCAAGCTCAGATAGTTTATATTTTCCGAGTAGGGGTTTCATTTGGTGTTTAATGGCATTTTCCCGCTGTATCCGCGACGTGACTTTCCATTCGTTTTTATGTGTTTCAAACCAAATGTCAAGCCATTCAGACACTGTTAAATTGCTGTTTTCTACACGTTTTACTTCACCATTAAGAATATTCGCTTTAACCTCTAATAAGGCACGATATGCGTCTTTTTCATTTTTAAATCCTTGTTTAGACTTCTCTCGACGCTTTCCAAGGGCATCGTAGTAACGATAACGAAAACACCACATTTTTTCTTTTTTAGCGTTGTAATAATAATAAAGGTCGTTATCTTTTTTTGATTTGTGTAATTTCATTTTCACCAATTCCCTTTCTTGCGTGGACAGACGCTGTGGGGACGCTTAATTTGGCATCACCTCCTTGTAGTCTAAAGATTTGAATACGCTCAATGGTTCAAAAAATATTGTGTAAGCACCAAGACTGGTATATAGTCCGTACTTGCTCTTGTAATATTGTAATGAATTTAAAAGGAACTGTTCGGTAACGTTCAAAAAATCTGCGATTTCAAAGCAATTTATAGCACCAAAATCATAAGCCTGGATAATCTTTTCCAGGGAAACTAATCGCTCGAAGGCCCAATTTCGAGCCAGCTTTTCCAACTTTCTATTGGTAACCATATTCTGATCTAAAATGTCACCGTATGTTGTATAGTAGTGGCCCATCTCCTCAGCAAGCACACACCCTTTTTCGACCCAAGACAAATTGTGGTTTATCCAAATTGTTTTGTCACCATATAAACCCTTTATGTTTTCTGACTTCAGTTTTTTCTCTTTCACTTCAACCCCTTCCTGATCAGCTTCTTTTAGCAACATTTCATATGTATTCACATAGCATCACTCCTAACGATTTCTTTTTGACCGGATAAAGGCCTTAAATTGTTCAATTTCTTCCAGTTCTTCTTCTGTCCAGTCGTCTCCGTCGTGGTGTGCTGCTATCGTGGCGATATCCTCTCCATTGGCGATTCTTTCTAATTGATCTGTTGTGATCCCCAATCCCTTACAGATTTTCAATACGTTATCGACCGTAGCATTCCCAATTCCTCTTTTCAAAATTGATTTCAGCGTTGTATATGGAATATCGATATGCTCAGCAAATGCCTTGGCGCTTGGAAACTTCTCATCAATTAATTTCTCAACAACTTCCGTTCTGGTGTCTTTCACTGATACTTCCTCCTTTTCGTATACGGTTTTTCGTATACCCATATTTAAATTATATATTTTTTTATCTCCATGTAAACAAGAAAAGATACGAATTTGAGAATTTTTTTCTTTTTTTGTGTTGACTTGGTACGAAATTGAGTATATTATAAAGATACGATACGAAATTGAGTATCGTAAACAGTACCGAAAGGAGGCCATGATTTTGCTAAGAAATCTAAAAGCCGAAATGGCCCGAAAAGGCATTTCTGGGAGAGATATTGCAAATGTCTTGGGATATGATCGCGTTGCTACTGTATACGACAAAATAAACGGTCATTCCGACTTTAAATTTGATGAGGCGGCACGAATTAAACGTCAATTCTTCCCAGAGTATGATATTGAGTATTTGTTTAGTTCGGAGGAACAAAAGATTTCTTGAAAGGTGGGGTAATCAGATGAACTTTACAAACGTCCAGGTTAATTTTAACCAGGACGAGATCCGCAAATATATTAATGAGAAGCTGGATGAAAAATTGAATGAAATGCTTTTCACATGGGATATTGACGAAATGTCGAAACGGACATGCATGAGTAAGTCGTTTTTGGAAAATGAATTTCTTCACGACCCAAGAATGAAGGTGTTGGAGCGGCGCAAGGAAAAAGGAAAACGATTCTGGTTTTTCGAGCCATCAAAGCAAGTCATGAAGGAAATTATGGATGAATGGTAATATGCGTGAACAGGCAAAAAAATTGAAAAGGGAGGATAAAAGTGCTGGCGTTGCTACAACTGGGCTATGAATTATGGGAGGAAGGTGAAGCTGTTGAAGATCAAAGTGGGGAAGTGGTTGCAGCTCAAACCAGCACAGAAAAAAGTGCTGCTGACGCTCGGGCAACGAAGGGTGAAGGCTGAATTTATTCGAAGGGGGTGCCAAATTTGAACAAACACGCAAAACGGATCCACTTTTACACAACGCGTTTGGCAAAAATGTTGCGCATTCACCCGGCCCGGCGGGATGATCGTTGGGACCGTCGGATGAACCGCCTGCAAGATTACAAGCAGCGCATGGATAGCCAATTGCCGGATCCGCAGGACCTTTTGAAATAGCCGATTACCGGCTTTCCTTTTTAGCCAGGCTGCAGAAATTGGCGAAGGGTTTTTGGAATATTTTAAGGAGGTGATGCGATGAAACATGGAAAGCGGCCAACAAAGGCTGAAAAAATCATTCTGAAAGGAGGTGGGGAATTTGAAAGCGAGTGAAGCAAAAAAATTATCAATGCAGTTTGCACCGGAAAAAACACAAAAAATTATCAAAGATATTAACCTGAGAATCGCAACGGCAGCAACAAAGGGGGAGTACTCGACATACGTATTATTTGAAAACTTACCATCTGCCGGCACAATTACAAATCATGTTGTGGAGCATTTCGAATCATTGGGATATAAAGTTGATATTCACGGAGATTGGGATACTATACGCGTCGATTTCTCTTGGAAAAACGCATAAAAAAGACCACTCGGCAAAGTGGCCTAAGCAAATATACTACACCAACATTTTAGCATGAAAAGTGGTGATCTTCATTAAGTTATTTCCGCACCAGGAGCGCGTTTTAAATGCGACTTACGAATATAACCGCGTGGCATATTATCTGGATATGGGCCTGGGCAAAACATTTGTCGGCTCAGAAAAAATGTGGGAGCTGAACACACCTTACAATCTAGTAATATGCCAAAAATCAAAAATAGATGACTGGAAAAATCATTTTCTTGAGCATTATGACTATCAAGTTATCGTTTTTGATAAGCAAAAGATAGAGAACATTCCGCCTGAATCGGTTTTGATTGTCAACTATGACAAGGTTTGGCGCCGTCCAGAACTACATAAATTGCGAAACTTCACCATGATGTTGGACGAGTCATCCATGATAAAAAATGAGTCATCAAATCGTAGCAAATTTATTTTAAAACTCGGCGCGGATAACGTGATTTTATTAAGTGGAACACCTACCGGCGGGAAATATGAAGAGCTTTGGAGCCAGCTGCATCTTTTAGGATGGGGTATAAGCAAAAAACTATTCATGAAACAGTTTGTGATCCAGGAGTGGGACGAGCGAAATCAGCGCTTTAAAATCATCGGTTACAAAAACGTGGATCGGCTCAAAGCAAAGTTGGCCAAGTACGGGGCAGTGTTTATGAAAACGGAAGAGGTTTTTGATCTTCCGATCGTCAACGAATCAATTGTGAAGATACCTGGCACCAAAGAGTACAAGCAGTTTGCCCGGGATCACATAATTAAAATTGACGGCCAGGAACTGATCGGGGACACAGCGGCGGCCAAAAAACTTTATCTGCAGCAGCTGGCAGGGGTTTATAACGAAAACAAACTGCAGTATCTCAAAGACTTAATTGACAGCACGAATGACCGGTTAATCATTTTCTACAACTTCAAAAAAGAATATGAAGCATTGACAAACATGATTGACCGCCCGATCAGCACTGTAAATGGAGATTTCAAAGATTTGACGGCCTATGAAGAATGTAACGACAGCGTAACGCTAATTCAGTATCAGGCGGGTGCCATGGGCCTTAACCTGCAAAAAGCGAATAAAATTGTGTATTTTTCGCTCACTGATAAGTCCGAGTTGTTTGAGCAAAGCAAAAAACGGATTCACAGGATTGGCCAGGATCGCCCATGCTTTTACTACTATCTGCTGACAGCTGGCAGCATTGAATGGCGAATGCTCGAAGTTTTGAAGGAACGAAAAGATTATACGGACGCGTTGTTCGAGAAGGAGGAGATGTAATGCCGTATTCCCGTGATGAGCAAGAAACTACATTGGTTTTTGACAACAGCACTGGTGAATGGGGCGTTTATTCGACCGTTCCCAAGCATATACGGAAACTTAGTAAATTATGTGAGTTAAAAATACTGGAAGAGGAGAACGGCAAACCGATTGCAGTTGGTTGTGTTCTTTCAGAAAAGCAAATTTGCTTTAAAAAAGAGCGTGTATATACGGAAGAGCAGCGTGCCGCTGCAGCGGAAAGATTAAAAAAAGCGAGGGGGAAACGCAAGTGAGTAACGAAGTAGCGGTTTTTGAAAATAAGTATATGGCTGTTATGGCGAATATTGCTTTGCTTGAAAAACAAGTGAAGGAAATGCAGGAGCAACAAAAGGCTTTGAAAGCAAAATTAGAGGGGGCAATGGACGAACACGGTATTAAGTCGATCGATAACGAGTATCTGAAAATCACCCGGGTGGCTGCCAGCACGTCCAAGTCAATTGACCTTAAGAAGTTGCAGGAAAAAGAACCAAAGCTTTACGGCGAACTGCTAGAGGACTATCCGAAAGTCAGCAACCGAAAAGCTTATGTGCAAATTAAGGTGAAGTAATATGATTAAAATCATTGGCCTTAAGTCAGGGAACGTTTATGTGTCAGGTACGAAAGAATACTGCTTTCGTGAATTAAACAAGCGATTTCCGTATGAAAAGCGAAAGGACACTGTCTATTCCGAACCATTACTGGTGGTGAAAGCATGAAAGAATCAGCTTTTCAAGCAAAAGTCATTAAGTTTTTGAAGGAACAGCCGAATGCCTGGTACGTCAAGTACTGGGCAGGCAGCCAGTATACCAAAGAAGGGATCCCGGACATTCTAGCATGCATCAGTGGGAGATTTCACGGGATTGAATTAAAAACAGATGTTGGACAGCCGAGTAAGCTGCAGCTGTATAACATCCGCAAAATTAAGGATGCTGGCGGTGAAGCGTACATCCTACGGCCGAAAGATTTTGAAGTTTGGAAAGAGAGGTGGTTTGGTTGACTCAATACAGCTACAGCCGGGTCTCACTCTTCCACGATTGCCTGTACCATTACGACCTGAAATACAACAAGCGCTTGACCGAGATTTCCAGGCTGGATGCCGACAATGCTCTCATTATCGGACATGCGCTTCATAAGGGCATCGAAGAAGATGTGCAGGCGGCGCTCGATGAGTACTTTAATGCTTTCCCGGTTCTGAATGACCGCATTGTCGAAGAAGCTATGAAACTGGAAATCCTGATACCCAAAGTGAAAGCTTTCTTGGATAAGAATTTTTCGGGTTGTGAGTTTATCCATGAGTACAAACTCGATTTTCCAGAATATATCGGTTTTGTGGATCTGATCATTCGGGCACCGGACGGTACCTGTATGGTGATGGATTTTAAGTACAGTAATCACATCGAAAACTATCTTGATTCCGGACAATTGCACATCTATAAAGAATATTTGGAGCAAGACGGGTTTGATGTGAAACGATTGGCTTACTTATTTGTTCCAAAAACAAGTATGAAGCAAAAAGAAAATGAGGATCTGTTCCACTTTCGTAAACGAATGGTCAAAGCAGTTGAGGAATCCGATGTGGTATTTGTCCCAATCGAATTTGACGAAATGGAACTGGTATATTTTCAAAACTACATTGAAGAAATTGAAAAAACAAAGGACTTTTCAGCCAGAAATATAAGCGGTAATTGTTTTGCTTGCAACCCGAGGTTCCGCCCGAATTACCTTGAAGCACTAGAAAATGACAAAGGAGAGATTGAATTGGTACTGCCAAAAAATGAACGACGTGAACGCAGGATTGATACCACACCAGATTTTTGGATTTACGGTGACAGCTATGTTGGGAAATCCACTTTTGTTGATCAGGTCCCGAACGTCCTGTTCCTCAATACTGACGGAAACACTGACAATACAACGGCGCCGGTAATCCCGATTAAAGATGAAGTTAAATTGGAAGGTCGTCGGACGAATCGGACATTAGCATGGGAAGTATTTTTGAACACAATTCATGACTTAGAAACAGAAGAAAATGATTTTGAAGCAGTTGCCATTGATCTGGTGGAAGACTTATATGAACATTGCCGGTTTTACATTTTCGAGAAAAACGGATGGGAGCATGAATCCGATGGGTCATACGGTAAGGGTTGGTCAAAGGTTACCACCGAATTCAACAATGCCATGAAACGCTTGAAAGCTCTTGGATACCAAATCATCTACATTTCAAAAGAGAAAGTCGAAGAATACACGCTAAAAGGCGGTGCCAAACGCACGGCATTCAAACCGAATATTAATGACAAGGTGGCCAACTTTTTAACCGGAACAGTAGACTTGACAGTTCGGGCATTCACCAATACGGATGATGAACGATTCCTGCAGTTGAAAAAGCAGCAAAATGTTTTCGGCGGTGGGAGATTTGATTTTCAACTTGAAACCATTCCGTTAGAAATGGATGCATTTATTGAAGAACTGACCGTTGCCCAGGAAGGCAAGGCTGCTAAGAAAAAAGACAAGCCGGCTCGGAAAGGGCGTATCAAACAAGAAGATGCACTACCAAAAGAGCCTGAAGTGCAGGAATCGCCAGAAAATGCAGGTGCCGGACAGGAAGAACAAGGCGCCGAGGGAGAGGCACCAAAACGTCAACGTCGTTCCCGAAAAACAGCAGAACAGCCCGCGGTGGAGGAGAAACCGCGTGAGCGCAAACGCCGTGAACGTAAACCGGTTGAAGATGCTGACACGCCTCCTGGTGAGGATGCTACCGATCAGTCGGAAGAGGAAAGAAAACCGGCCCGTACTCGCAGAAGAAGAGAAAGGAGCGCTAAATAATGGCTAAATATGACCTGAACACGAAAGAGCAGCATTTCGCAACAACACGATTGGAAGCTGAAGCAATCGTTACAGATGCGAAAGAGGATAAACATTTAACATCTTGGAAAATCCAAGAAAAACACAACAAATTCGGTGAATATTTCTTGGTTGATCTAACGTTCACATACAATACGCCAAAAGGATTAATGGAGGTTGAATAATATGGCATTTGATTGGAGCAAGTTTGATAAACAGGTAGATTTGGAAGCACTTCAGGAAGACGTAAAGGAAGTTGAAAAAAACGGGGGATCCGGCGATTTTGAGCCGGTCCCTGATGGCCAATACGAAGTTGAAGTGGAAAAGATGGAGCTGAAGGAATCAAAGAAAGGTGACCCAATGCTTTCTATCTGGTTCAAAATTATTGCTGGAGATTATGAAGGACAGCGTATTTTTTACAATGGTGTCATGCAGCCGCAGAATGATAAAGCGTTTGGATTCCAAGTCCATCGTAACAATGAAATGCTCAGGGCCCTTTGGGATTGCGAACATGACGATGTTGAATTTACGGGCTTTGCAGACTACGCAAACTTGGTCCTGGACATCCACGAAGACATTGATGGACAACTCGAGTATCTGCTCGAAAAAGAAACTGATAAGAATGGATATGACAAACTTACAATCGCTGAGGTATTTGACGTTGAATAAGTGAATAGAGGGAGCCTGGGCTCCCTTTTACTTTAGGAGATGATAAGAATGAAATGTCCCATTTGCAAGAGTGAAAGAAGGTGATTAGATTGGCAAAGTATAGATTTTGTGTCGGCACCAACTTTGCGACAGGAATACAGTTTAAAGAAATCGTTGAGTTACCCGACGATATAACTGAAGATGAACGACAAGAAGAATTTGAAGAATGGCTTTGGGAACAGCTCGATGCCTACTATGAAAAGGTTGAATGATTCATGGGGGGTGTTTAGATGGCTAAAGCAAAACAACGGGAAAAAGGTGAAACCTATCGCCCGGTTGTGAAAGTATTGAAATTAAAAAATGGCGTACCAACAAAAGTTAAATTCAACGGGTTTGAGTATGCTCTAATACACCCGGACCATATAAATGGGCGGACAGGTAAGCAGTAGAAAGAAATTACGTGGTAATGAAAGTCGGTGATAAAAATGGAGATACCTAAAACATGTCCATATTGTGGTGGCAATATCGTTCTTACTTCAAACAAAGAGTTATACGGTAAAGAGTATGGGAATGGTAAGTGTTATCTGTGTAGAAAGTGTAAGGCAAGTGTTGGGACCCATCCGGGAGGAAAGAAACCACTTGGAATATTATCAACAAGAGAAATGAAAGTATTAAAAAAGGCGTGTCATGAGTTATTTGACGTAACGTGGAAAACTAGAAAAATAAGTAGAAGTTACGCCTACCAACGTATGGCGGAATTATTGGAAATTCCGGGTGCTAAATGTCATTTTGGATATTTTGAAACTGAAACGTTACTAAAGGCATTGACAATTTTGTCAAATCCAAATTGGTATAAGGAGTGATTAATCATTGCTCTTTTATGATGGACACAAAATATATATGAATGGGGACTATCCTGCAATATTTTTAGATGGAGAAAATTATCATGTTCACCGTTTGGAGTGGCAGAAATATAACGGTGAGATTCCAGAAGGCTACGTTATTCATCACAAAGATGAAAATAAGCTTAATTGGTCTATAGAAAACCTTGAATTACTTACACGTGGTGAACACATTAAAAGGCATAAAGATGTAGTGAAACGTCCTGGAGTTAAGGTCATAGCCCGAAAAGGCAAACACAAAGTAATTTTCAATAGTATTAAAGAAGCTGCTAAATTTTGTGAAACACATACATCCTGCATACAAAAAATTTTCAAGAATAAGCAACGTACAGCTAATGGATGGTTTTTTGAAAGAGGGTGATTCTTATTCTATTTTACGATTTTGAGGTTTTTAAATATGATTGGTTAGTAGTTATTGCTGATACAAATACAAAGCAAGAACATGTAATTGTCAATAATGAACAGGCCTTGATTGATTTCTATAATGCTCATAAAAATGACATTTGGGTGGGATATAACAGCCGGCACTATGACCAATATATCATGAAGGGCATTATTTGCGGATTTAAGCCGCAAGAAGTCAATGAATGGATAATTGTTAAGAAAGAACCCGGTTGGAAGTTCTATAAAGACTTTTGGAAAATCCAGTTTTATAACTATGACGTGATGACGGATAAAACACGTTCGCTTAAACAATTGGAAGGGTTTATGGGCCACAACATCAAGGAATCAGACGTGCCGTTTGATATTGACCGGCAGCTTACTGCAGCTGAGATTGACGAAGTAATCAAATACTGTCGTCATGACGTGCACGAAACGATTGAAATTTTTCTGGAAAACATAGAGGAATTCCAGTCGCAAATGGAATTGCTGAAAATGTTTAAGCTACCGTTAAAGCATATTTCTAAAACAAAGGCCCAGTTAAGCGCAACGATCCTGGACGCAAAGCAGCCAAAGATTCCGCGGCATGACGAGTTTGATTTTCAGTTTCCTCCGACCCTAAGAATTAACAAATACAGGGAAGTACTTGATTTCTACAAGGAAAACCGTGATTACAACAAAGTTTTGGACATTGAAGTTGCCGGTGTCCCTCATATATTCGCTTGGGGTGGCCTACACGGGGCGCGGCCCAATTATTACGGCGCAGGACATTTCGTTAACATTGACGTTGCCAGCTACTACCCGGCTTTAATGATCGAATATGGATATCTAAGCCGGAACGTGGCCAACCCGAATAAATTCCGAGAGATCCGGGATACCAGGCTTAAATACAAGGCGACCAAAGACAAACGCCAGGCACCATTAAAAATCGTAATCAACGGAACATATGGGGCCATGAAAGATAAATACAACGGCCTATATGACCCATTGATGGCAAACAATGTTTGTATCGGCGGGATGACGTTACTTTTAGACTTAATCGAAAAACTGGAGCCGCACTGCGATATTATCCAATCCAATACGGACGGTGTGCTCGTGAAATTGCGGCATTATGACGATTTTGATTTGATAGATGATATCTGTTACGAATGGGAACAGCGCACCAAAATGGAGCTTGAATTTGATGAGTTTGTAAAAGTCATTCAAAAAGATGTGAACAACTACATCCTGGTCGCTGCGGACGGTTCATACAAATCAAAAGGATCATATGTTAAAAAACTAAAAAACTTGGACAATGACCTGCCAATCGTAAACGAAGCGATTGTGAACTGGTTCGTAAAAGGTATTGATCCGGAAGAAACCATTTTTGGATGCAAAGAGCTAATCAAGTTTCAGAAAATCGTAAAGGTGAGTAACAAATTCGACTACGCCCGGTACGGGACCAGGCGTATGAATGAACGGGTTTTCCGGGTATTTGCTTCCGTTGACAAGAATGACAAAGAGTTAGTGAAAGTGAAAAATGGCAGTATACATAAAATATCGTACTGCCCGGAAAGATGCTTCATCATTAATGATGATGTTCGTGGGATGCCGATTCCTGGAAAACTTGATTATTGGTGGTATTGGGACCTGGCCGTAAAACGGATCAATGATTTTATTGGGGAGAAGTAAATGAACTGGGAGAAAAAAGCTGTAATTGCTTGTAAAAAAAGAGGTTTATACGTTTTAGGTTTTGAGGCTGGTTATGTATTCGTTAAAGATAATGATGGTGAAATTTTCCCAATAAACGAATATACAGTTGCAGATTGGTCTAAAAACTGCGACATAAAACGAACGGAGCGTGCCAATTTTTTATTTCACCAATGAAAGTAGGTGATTAAGATTTACAAGGGATATCTGAAAGGAAACGGTAAGCATGCTGCCAGTAAATTTAAAGATGGATCCAAACTGCTGTCATATAACACGGTACGAAAATACGAGTCCTTTGTCGGGATCCTGGACGATGATTACATTATGGTGGACGTGGATGATATTGAGGACGCCGAAACGCTGTTAGATATCATCGAGGATAGAAACGTACAGTGCTCAGTGTTGGAAACCAATAACGGCATGCATTTTTATTTCCGCGGTTATGATTTAACGGCCAACAAAATCAAATGGTACTCAAATATTGGGATTTTGGCAGATTACAAGTTGGGCACAAAAAATACGGCAGATCCATTAAAAATTAATGGGGTGAGCCGCAAATGGATCAAGAAAGCAAAAGAACACGATCCGTTGCCCGTATGGTTGCAGCCATACAATAAAAAAAATCCAGGGCTGAATGATTTATCGGAAGGTGATGGGCGAAACAATACGCTTTTCACCTACATCTTAAAACTGCAGTCCCAAGGCATGGCCAAACACGATATAAAAGAAACGATTTCATTAATAAACAAATACATCTTAGAAGAACCGGTCAGTGACAAAGAACTCGAGATTATTCTGCGGGATGAAGCATTTTTGAAAGAGTCCTTTTTCATCAAGGGCTCTTTCCAACATGAAAAATTTGGGGACTTTTTAATTAACGAGCACCATATTTGTAAGATTGCTAATTTGCTACATATCTACAAAGACGGTGTTTATTCGGACAGGCAAGAAGACATTGAACAAGCAATGATTAAACATATACCAAATCTAAAACGAATGCAGCGCCAAGAAACTTTGGCATATCTACAATTAAAAGCAAGGGAAAAAAACTTTGCGTCTACCCAATACATTCCAGTAAAAAATGGTGTTTTTAATCTGGAAACATGGGAACTTGAAGATTTTTCACCGGACATAATCACCAGAAATAAAATACCCGTTCCGTATATAAAAAATGCGTATTATGAAGTGACGGATAAAACATTGAACAAAATGGCGGTGAACGATAAAAAGATTCGGGCGATTTTGGAAGAAATACTCGGATATATTTTGTTCCGCCGAAATGAATTCGCGGCCACGTTTATTCTTACCGGTGACGGATCCAACGGGAAATCATCATATTTGAAAATGATTCGCAAATTTGCAGGACCTGAAAATACATCAAGTTTAGATTTAAAAGAACTAGACCAGCGATTTAAAACGGCTGAGCTGTTTGGCAAATTGGTTAATATCGGGGACGATATCAGCAAGGGTTACATAAAAGAATCGTCCATTTTTAAAAAGCTATCCACCGGCGAGACAATAAATGTTGAGCGTAAGGGTAAGGATCCGTTTGACTTTACCAATTACGCAAAATTGATTTTCAGCGCCAATGAAATGCCAAGAATTAATGATTATTCGGATGGACTGGGACGGCGCCTGCAGATTGTTCCGTTCAAGGCAAAATTTAGTCCCAATGATCCGGATTATGATCCATTTATAACTGACAAGTTGCTATCAGATGAGAGCATGCAATATGTGTTAAACCTGGCATTAAACGCGCTGAAACGGCTGCTTAAAAATAAACACTTCACGAAATCAAAAGCAGTTGAGCAAGAACTGGAACGTTACCAGGAAGAAAACAACCCGATTATTTCGTTTGTCAACAATGAGGATATTGAGCTCGAGCGTGGAGTTGTCGGTGATATTTATTTGCAATATAAGCTTTACTGCTCGAACAACGGATACCAGGCTGTGAGCAACATAAGCTTTTCCAAACAGATCAGGCATTTATTTGGCTACACAACGGTCGTACAAAAGGTTGACGGCAAAAGCAAAAGACTTTTTATATCTGAGTAATTTCGGCGCTTTCCCAAAATGGTCAAAAAATAAAGGTGATTCGTGACCGTTTTTTGGTCAAGTGGCATTTTTAAACCCTTGCTATAACTGAATCGGTCAAATGTAAGTGACCGTTTTTTGGTCACAAAAACGGCTGAAATCGTGACCATTTTTCATGATTTTGGTCAAAAAATGGGTCAAATGCGTAACCCGTAACCGAATGCGTAACCGTAACAAAAGCAGTAATATCAATGGTTTTATCGTTCGGTTACGCAGTTACAGATAAAATCAACTTCTTTATAAAATAAATAAAAAATAAAAACAAAAAGTTGTTCATAAAAAGAAATTTAGGGGTCAAATGCGTAACCTAGATACCTGTGGTGGGTATTATAAACCCAGTCATACCAAGGGTTAAAGATGGTTACAGATAAAATCAAAAAGCGTAACCAAAGGGGTGAAAAAATGGTATACGAATGGCTGCGGGATTATCAAAAGCTTGAAGAAGACATTGCTTACCCTGAATTTAATCTTGAGCAAACAGAACGAGAATTAAGACGCTGGGTATCAGGTGATTTGTCCGGGGTGAAATTAGAAGCTGACTCACTAGGGGCAAAAGTTGAAGATAACATTAAACGGATAAAAAATGAAATCAAATTTAAACAAGAGCAGAAAGAAAAACTTACATCACTGGTTGAAAAATTCAAAGGCCTTGACAACCAGATTTTGAGAATGAAATACATTGACGGCATGACGCTAGAAGGAATTGCCCAGGAGTTAAACTATAGCTCCGGTTATATATATAAGAAACATGCTGAGATTATGCGGATGATTAAATTTGCTGAATCATTCTCAACTTAACTTTCACTTTACTGACAGTAAATTGAAAGTATGTTGCATGTTGAAAAACTGCGATATGCTGTAAGCATAGAAAACTGAGAGCAGCCATTTCGGTTTGCTCTTTTATTATGTCTAAGCAGGTGAGCTGTATGAGGATAGGTAGTCAGTTGTCAAAGAAACAGAGACAGCAGCTCAGAAAATCAGCAAATAAAAATGAGATTGTAAACTGGCATGAACTGATGGGAATGAATCGGGATACGTATAAACGAGTGAAAGGAAGGCTGAGAAAATGTTAAAACCTATTCGCAAAACTTTAACCGGACAGATTGAGTATTGGGACACTGAAAAGAAATTAGTGGTTGTGGGTAGTGGTGGTTCGGATGACTTGAGCGCAATGACCGTTGCCCAGCTGAAAGAATATGCGGCAAACCATAACGTAACCATTCCGGCCACAGTGACAAAGAAAGAGGACATTATCAAACTATTGTCTGATGGTAAATGAAATACTGTGCCGAGCAAGGATGCAAGCAGCTGATATCATCTGGCCGGTATTGCGAGAATCATAAGCGCAGGAAAAAAGATAAACCAGTCTACAGTAAGAACAAGTCCTTTTACCGGACAAGAGACTGGAAGGACTTAGTATCATTCGTATATGAGCGAGACAAAGGATGTTGTCAGCGTTGCGGGAAGTTTGTCTTTGGCAAGCAGGCACATGCACACCATATTGTGCCAATACAAATTGACCCATCACTTAAATTAAATCCTGACAATATTTTGCTGCTTTGCAGTAAGTGCCATCCAATCGTTGAAGCAGAAACAATGGAAAAATATTTTCCGAAAAAGAAAAAGTTTGATTGGAAATTATCGCAGGAAAACTAATCCCCCCTACCCAAAAACAAAAAATGGACCATTTGGGAGGATAGGGAGCGAGGGGGCAAACGCGCACCTCAAAGCCGATTTTTGAAAAAATTTTATTTTTTGTAGGATAACGTTCCGGGAGGTGAAATTAAGGGATGGCGCGAAAATCAAAAGTTGTCTTGAAAGCCGAACAAAAAAAGCAAACTGAAAAAAAGCGGATCATGGACATTTTGGTGGATGCCGGAACTTATTCACCGGCCCTTGATCCAATGATTGAAGTTTATTTGGATGCATATGAAGTTTATCACGTCAAATATGGTCTTTGGAAGAATTTGAACTTCCCAACCGTGAAAAAAACCAAAAATGTAAACGGGGATGTTAAGGAAACAAAACATCCATTGGCCCAGCAGGTGGAAGTCTGGTCCAAGCAAATGGCAAAGTATCTCGGTCAGCTTGGACTAGACGGGAAAAATAAGGAATTAATCAAGAAAAGCGGGGTTTTACTCGAGAAAGAGGAAGAAGAAAAAGAAGAAGTTCCTCAAAATAATAAGCTCATTCAGTTTAGGCAGAGGATGTCCAGATGATTGAGTTTGACGTCAATTACGCTGATATATTTGCCAAAGAAGTCGAGAAAAACCCTGATTTATTTCCAAAATCTATTCATGCTGTCGTTAAACGATACCGAAAATGGCAAAAACGAAAAGACATTTGGTTTGATGTTGAAAAAGCAAACGCCATGCTTTATTTCACCGAAACATTTTTAAAGCATGCGAAAGGTAAATGGGCCGGTCAACCTCTCATTTTAGAGTCCTGGCAGCGGTTCTTTTTTTCGAACATATACGGATGGCAAAAATATAATGCTGACGGGAAAGCCGTCCGGATAATCCGGAACGCTTACTTGCAGGTACCAAAGAAAAACGGAAAAACGATCATGGGCGGATCCCCGGTTATTTATGGTATGTATGGTGAGGGTGTGAAAGGGGCCGACATTTATATCAGTGCCAACACATTTGAACAATGTCAGAATGCTGCCATACCGATTGCATTGACAATTGAAAACAGTCCTGATTTACGTCCTGGTACCAGGATCTATAAAGGCAAGGAAGATACTGTCCGTTCCATAAAATATTCATTTGTTGAGGATGGAATAAAATATGCCAACACTATTAAAGTACTGACGAAGGACAACGCAGGGAACGAAGGGAAAAACCCGTATATCAATTACTTTGATGAGGTCCATGCGCAAATGGACCGGGAACAATTTGATAATTTGCGGTCTGCCCAAGTTGCCCAAGATGAACCGTTAAACATCATCACTACAACGGCCGGAAAGCAGCCGGGCTCCCTTGGTGCTCAGATATATGGCTATGCGAAAGATGTGGTCAAAAACGATAACGATGATTCCTGGTTTGGCATGATTTACGAACCTAACAAGGGTTATGACTGGACAGACCGGAAAGTTTGGATGATGGTTAATCCAAACATGGGTGTTTCCGTCAATATAGAGTTTCTTGAGAATGCGTTCAAAGAAGCCCAAAATAATAGTTTTAATAAGGCAGAGTTTCTTTCTAAGCATCTGGATGTCTTCGTTAATTATGCAGAAACTTATTTTGACAAGGACCAATTAGAAAGAATGCTCGTGGATGATCTCGGCGAAATAGAGGGTGAAACCTGTGTCTTGGGAGTTGATTTATCACGACGTACCGACTTGACATGTGTATCTATCAATATCCCGACTTTTGACGATACTGGAAACCCAATTTTGAAAATAAAACAGATGTATTTTATTCCCGAGTTCGGCGTTGAAGAAAAAGAACAGCAGCGAAATGTTCCGTACCGGGCCCTAGCCGAAAAAGGATATGTAACCATCTGTCCGGGCAAGACGGTGGATGAGGAGATGGTTGATGAATATGTGCAGTGGGTCTTTGAACATTTTAATCTAACTCAGCTCAACTATGACCCAGCGCTGGCGGCCAAACTGGTGGAGCGGTGGGATATGCTCGGTATTGAATGTGTAGAGGTGCCGCAGTATCCAACCCATATGAATGAACCGTTTGATGACTTTGAAGTGTTGCTTTTACAGGATAGAGTGGTGAACGGTGAAACGGTGCCGGCGGTTATTACCGACAACCCATTACTTATTTTTTGCGCAAGTAATGCGAAAATCGTTACAAATATCAATAATTTAAAAGTGCCAAGTAAACGTAAAAGCCCGGAACATATAGATGGTTTTGTGGCTGCGCTCATTGCGCACAAAGAAACGCTTAACATGATGGATGTAAGTATTGACGGGCTGGATGATTTGATTAGTGATATTTATAGATAAAAAAAGCCGTACGGTAAGTACGGCTTAAATTCATTAATTTTCAAGTAAAATTTTTCCGGGTTCTAGTTCATTGAAAGGAACATTAAAACGAAAAACATGTTTACCATTGTAAATTTCTTCTGAAATAATAATTCCATTTTCATAGAATGAAATTCGTTGGAATTTATCTTTCGCAGAAATAACAATGTTTTTGGTTCTGTTGAATACTCCTTTTGCTTGAATATTAATGGCCTCAGGATGTAGATTGTCATCCTTGATATATTCATAGCTCAAAGAGATTTCTTGCTCGCTCAATAGGATCACCTCGCTTTCATTTTAATTATATCAACTTTTTTATAAAGGTGGTGAGAAATTGGGGTTGCGGGACAAGATTTCAAATTTTTTATTGCGGCAAGTCGAAAAGCGCGGCTGGTTTGAAGATGTCTTTTCCACTACGATTCGATATGGCGGCCGATACGTTAATGATGAAAACATTTTGGAGTCTTCGGATGTTTATGAGTTGCTTCAGGATATCAGCAATCAAATGATGTTGGCGGATATTGTTGTGGAAGATGAAAATGGGGAAGAAGTCAATGACCATTTCGCCGTACGGGTGTTAAAAAACCCAAATAACTATCTGACAGGCGCCGAGTTTTTAAAGCTGATGACCAATACTTATTTGCTCCAGGGCGAAGCCTTTCCGGTCTTGAACGGAAATGAGCTGCACCTGGCCACAAATATTTATACTGAACTTGATGATCAGCTGGTGGAACATTTTAAAGTAAACGGCAATGAGATCCCGCAGTTTATGATTCGGCACATTAAGAATATTGGGACCAACCATTTAAACGGCGTGGGTATTTTGCAGCTGGGGAAAAACACGCTGGAAGGCGTTATGAGCGCCGAAAAGGTTTTAACCGACAAATATTCAAAAGGTGGTTTGCTGGCCTTTTTGCTGAAATTGGACGCTCATATTAATCCGCAGAACGCGGCCCAGTCGAAACTGATTAACGCTGTTTTGGATCAGCTGGAAGCAATAGACGAAAGCCACACGGTTAAAATGATTCCACTGGGCAAGGGTTATGAAATCGAAACGATGCAAAGCCCTATACAGGATGAAAAAATATTGGCATATCTGAATGTCTATAAAAAGGACCTCGGCAAGTTTTTGGGAATTAACGTGGAAACATACCAGGCGCTTTTAAAAACGGATATCGAGAAGGCCATGATGTACCTGCACAACAAAGCGGTGCGTCCAATAATGAAAAACTTTGAAGACCACTTGAGTCTTCTTTTTTTCGGCCCAAAATCGGGCAAACGGATAAAATTCAAGATCAACATCCTTGATTTTGTTCCATACAGCACGAAGACAAACATCGGCTATAACATTGTGCGCACAGGGATTACTAGCCCGGATAATGTGGCGGAAATGCTTGGGTTCCCGAGGCAGAACACGCCGGAAACGCAGGCGATTTACATTAGCAATGACTTGTCGAAGATCGGGGAGAAAAAAGCAACTGATAATTCGCTGCAAGCTGACTACTTGAAGGGAGGTGATGGAAATGAAAACAAGGGAAATGAGGACATTTGACATCACCGGTCTTCAAAAGCGAGATGGGCTGAATGATCAGCCAGCAATGATCAGCGGGTATGCTTCAGTTTTTAACTCAAAGACATCCATTGGAGATTTTTTTGATGAGGTGATTGCACCCGGCGCATTTAGCAAATCACTGGCGAATAACAGCGATGTCCGGGCCCTGTTTAACCATAACTGGGACAAGGTTCTCGGTAGGACGAAAAGCGGTACGCTACGTCTTTTCGAAGACGACCGCGGCCTCAAGTTCGAAATTGACTTGCCGGACACTTCGGTGGCCCGGGACCTGGCGGAAAGTATGGCCAGGGGAGACATTAATCAATGTTCGTTTGGATTTTTTGCAACCAGCGAAAACTGGGACTACACTTCCGAGCCGGCTCTGCGCACCGTAACCGAGGTTGAACTCTATGAAATTAGCATTGTATCCATCCCGGCGTATGAGGATACAGAAGCCGCGTTGGTACGAAGTAAAGAGATTGACAAAGAAGTTGAACAACGCTTGAAAATTTTAAACCAAATAAAAGGAGTTTTGGAAAATGAATAAAAAGTTATTGCTTTCTTTGCAAAAACGGAATAAAGCCCGCTTGGCAGAATTGCGCGGCCGGTTAGAAAAAAATGAAGTTCGCGCGGATGATTTGGCAAGCGTTCAGGAAGAAGTACAGTCGCTTGTGGATGAACTGCAGGCCATTGCCGATACACTTGCTAATATGGAGGATGACACCAAAGAGGACGGATCCAGTTCTGGTAATGGCTCCGAGGGTAGCGGGAGCGGCGGAACAGGCGGAAGCGGATCTTCCGGTGATGGTTCCGGAAATGGAGAAGGCCGGGATGGTGAGCCGGACGATGAAGGAGACAATAGCACCGGAGAAGGCGAAAACCGGTCTGCTGGTATTTCGACCGAGCAGCGCGACGGCATTATGAAGCAAATCGGCCAAGGACTTTCTACTCGTGGCCATAAATCAGCACAAACCCAGGAAAAAGAAATTCGTTCCGCATTTGCAAAGTTTGTGGTTGGGCAAATCGATGAAGCAGAAGCGCGATCCCTTGGCATTGAGGCCGGCAATGGTTCGGTAACTGTTCCAGAAGTGATTGCGTCCGAAATCATCACCTATGCGCAGGAAGAAAACTTACTACGTAAGTATGGGACTACCGTCCGTACAAAAGGTAATGTAAAATATCCGGTATTAGTCAAGAAAGCAGAAGCCAATGTAAACAAGAAAGAACGCAGTACGGAAATCCCGGAAACGGAAATTGAATTTGACGAAATCCTGCTTGATCCTGCTGAATTCGATGCATTGGCGACTGTCACGAAAAAGTTACTTAAAATGTCAGGGGCCCCGGTTGAACAAATCGTTATTGATGAATTGAAAAAAGCTTATGTCCGTAAAGAAACAAACTTTATGTTTAATGGTGATGATGTTGGTAACGAAAACCCGGGCGCGCTCGCGAAAAAAGCTGTGGCCTTTACTCCACAAACTGCGGTTGACCTTAAGGCTACGGATGCTGGCCAAAAAATGTATGATGCTTTAATCGAAATGAAAAATACGCCAGTTACGGAAGTAATGAAAAAAGGCCGCTGGATCATCAATCGCGCAGCCTTAACAGTCGTTGAAAAAATGAAAACGACTGACGGGTTACCACTTTTACGGCCGATGACCCAAGCAGAAGGCGGCATTGGCTCCATGCTCGTTGGTTACCCTGTTGATGTGACGGATGCGGCTGACAAAAAAGGATCTCCGGACGTGCCGGTATTCTATTTTGGCGACTTTTCACAATTCCGGATCCAGGACGTAATCGGTGCAATGGAACTGCAAAAGCTGGTTGAAAAATATGCTGGCACGAATAAAATCGGGTTCCAAATTTACAACCTGCTTGATGGCCAACTGGTTTACAGCCCGCTTGAACCGGCCGTTTACCGCTATGAAGTTGGCACTACTCAACCGGGTGCATAAGCATGGATGAGATGTTCACCAAATTAAAATCACATTTGCAATGGGAAGAGGGCATGGATGATTCCATGCTTTCTTTTTACATTCAGTCAGCAACAAAATACGTACAGCGGGCGACAGGCGGGCAATCTGAATATTTGGTCCTGTTGGTGGCCGGCATAATGTATGAATATCGTGTATCTGAAGACGAGCTCGGGAAGGCATTGGATGCGATAACTCCGTTTATCGTTCAGGAGGTTTTCGGCGATGCCGAAACGACAAACGAATAATTTAAAATGGACGGCTGACTTATTAAGGCTGGGCGAAACGGTGGACCCGGAAACGGACCGGGTAGTCATGGGATACCCATTCGTCAGGAAAATTAAATATAACAATATTGGTGTCACTGCAACGGATAAGTTTATGACGAAAGATTCTAATGAAATTATGAAAAAAATCGAAGTGCGTATTGATAGGAATATCGAAAACAATCAAAAAGATTACCGCGTAAAAATTGCAGACAAAATCTACAATATTGAGCGCATATACGTGCGCGAAGATGACCGGGTTATGGAGGTGTCGCTCTCATATGCCGATTAATTTGGACCAACTGCGGGCGATTATGAAAGAATCAGGCCTGCCCGTTTACCGTGATGAGGCGCCAACAAATGCCCAGTACCCGTATATTGTTTACGAATTTGTAAACGCAATAAAGAAATGGGCGTCAAATAAGGTGATACTTTCCATGCCTCTTTATCAGATTTCCGTAGTTACGGACGGAACGGAAAAAGAATACAAGCCATTGAAGGCGGTGTTTGACAAATATGGTGTCAATTATGATCAGTTTCAGGCTGAACCTTATGACGAGAACGATTCCACCATAACCCAATTTATAACGACTGTGAGGGTCGTCGATGGATAATCATAACGGCTTTTTAGATGCCCTGGAAGAAATTAATACACTGCTAAAAATGGACAAACAGGTAAGTATGGCCGCCCTTGAAGAAGCGGCAGAATACTTCGTCAAAGTACTAAAACCGCAAATACCGGTATCGAAACGCAATAAAAAACATATGCGCGACAGCTTGAAAGTCGTTGTCAAAAAGGATGTTGTTCAGGTTGTTTTTGAAGGCACCGGATGGTATTGGAACCTGGTCGAACATGGCCACAAAAAAGCAAATGGGCGAGGTAAAGTCCGCGGCCGGCACTTTGTCCAAAATACTTGGGATAAACACAAAGACAAAATCGCCGATGTAATGGCTGATAAAATAATAGATAAGATGGGGTGAACGTGAATGACCTTTGAACGTAAAGAGATTCAATATTCTGTTGGTGTGGAAGATTTATATATTTGCATGATGAGCGGTAGTGAAACCGCTGATGCTATTCCAACTTATGATGAAATCATTTACCAGCAAACAAATATTTCTGATGTTACCATCTCTACAACCACGACAAACTTTGTAAAATGGGCATCGAACAAAAAGATTATTAATATCACGAAAAACACAGCATTCAGCCTGGCTTTTAACCTGGCCGGTCTGGATCGAGAAGTACGGGATAAAATCTTTGGCAAAACGAGAACGAAGGGAATTTCGTTTGATACGGCCAATCCTTTCGAGTATCCGAAATTTGCAGTCGGTTGCATTTTCCCGTTATCCGATGGGAGCAAACTGGCCCGCTGGTACCCGCGTTGTGTCATGACGCCAGTCGAAGAGAAATACACTTCCGGCACGGATGAAATGACCGTCAACGATGTTACTTATACGATCACTGCAGACCCTCTGCTCTATAACAACAACACAATGGCAGAGCTTGACAGTGGGGCAGCCAGCGCGGCAGGAATTAAGGTGGATGACTTTATGAAACAAGTCATCTGCGATGAATCGCAAATTGCAACACTATTCCCTGGAGCGTGATCTAATTGGCAAAACTAAGCGATCTTGTAAATGTCAATATCAACCGGGACACAATCCGCATTCAGAATGCCGAAATCCCCGTCATTTTTACGATGAAAAGTTTTCCATATGTGGAAGAAGCATACGGTAAACCGTATCATATTTTTGAGCGAGATATTAACCGCATGCTGGAAAAAGGGAAGGTAACACTTGGGAAAAAAGAAGTAAAGCTCATGAACGCGCTTATTTATGCGATGGTTCGGTCAGGCGGTACCGACTGCACGCCGGCCGAAATCGAAAACGCTATTCCACTATCCGATCTGCCTGATATTTTTGAAGTTGCCTTCGGGATTTTTAACAGGCAGAGTTTCCAAAAGTCGGATATGGAGAAGATTAAAACCGAAAAAAAAAGATAATGTCGAACGCGAATGGCGATGAATCCCAACCAGAACTGGATTGGGATTTTTATTTTTTTATTGGAAATACGCTGCTCGGGCTAAAAATGGATGATTTTTGGAACATAACTCCAAACCATTTGCTGAAGCAGTTTGTTATGTGGTTGAAATTTAACGCACCGAATGCCCTTAAACAAGAAAAGACAGTCGTTACATTAGACAAAACCCCGTTTTTGTAACCCGTTTTTGTGAAGTGAGGTGAGACAATGGCAGACAAGCAGAAAAACGTTGTCCTAAATTTTAAAATGGATGGTCAAGTCCAGTATGCAAAAACGCTACGTGAGATTAACGCCGTAATGAATGCTGCCGCAAAAGAATACAAAAATCACGTTGCAGCAATGGGAACCGATGCGACTGCAACGGATAAATTAATAGCCGAAAAGAAAAAACTTGAAATACAAATGGAAGCAGCCCGAAAACGAACGGAAATGTTACGGGCCCAATATGAAGAAATGTCCAAGTCTACCAAAACGACAACGGGGCAGTTAACACAGATGTATAACAAGTTACTGGACAGTGAGCGGGCCGAGATGAGCTTGCAGAAGTCGCTTGATCGTGTAAATGACGGTCTCAGTGAAGAAGCGCAGCAGGCAAGGGAAGCCCAGGCAAGCTTGAACGAACTGCAGGCAGAAAGCAAATTGCTTGAATCAGAGCACAAAAATTTAATCAGCTCTTTTAAACTGCAAAACGCTGAATTGGGCGAAAATGCATCTGAAACGGAAAAAATGGAACTGGCCCAAAAACAGATTCGCCAGCAAATGGAACTGACTGAAAAGGTCGTTTCTAATTTGGAAAAGCAGCTGGAAGCGACCAAAAAGATATATGGTGAAAACTCAACTGAAGTAAACCAGATGGAGTCTAAAATAAATGATGCCAAAACGACGCTTGCTAAGTTTAGCAGTGCGCTTTCACAAGTTGAAAAAGACATGTCTGAGGAAGCGCAACAGGCAAGAAATGCGGCGGAAAGTCTGAAAAGCCTGCAGGATGAAAGCAAGCTGTTAGAGGCACAGCAAAAGAATTTGATTAGCTTGTTTAAGCTACAAAATGCGGAGCTCGGAAACAGCGCCACAGAAGCAGACAAATTGGAATTAGCACAGAAGCAGATCCGTAAGCAGATGGAATTAACCGAAAAGGTTGTCGCCAATTTGGAAAAGCAGCTGCAGCAGTCCAAAAAAGTTTACGGTGATAACTCCGTAGAAGTGGCGCAGTTGAAATCTAAACTGAATAACGCAAAAAGTTCTATTGCCGAGTTTGCGAACAAATTGGACGGACTAAAAACAAGCGGTGAAAAAGCTGGGGACGGCTTAGACTCCATCGGGAAAAAGTTAGACTTAAACAATCTCATGGAAGCAAGTGAACAATTGCAAGGTTTAACAGATGGGTTACTTAACATTGGAAAAAGCGCAATGGACAGCGCCATGCAATTTGGCGACTCACAAACCAATCTACAGGCAAATTTGGGGCTAACTGCAAAAGAAGCGGAAAAGTTAAACGGTGTTGTGAGCAATGTGTTTAAAAACGGTGTAGTCGACAGCATGGATGAGGCAAGTAATGCGGTTGTCACCGTAAAAAGAGCATTTGGCGATTTAAATAACACCGACTTAGAAAAACTTACAAATGAAATTACGACGATCGCCAAACGTACGGGCACTGATGTGCAGGAGAATGTTAATGCGGCCCAAAAAATGATGCAGTCTTTCGGCGTGAGCGGCGAGGAGGCAATGGATCTGATCGCGGCCGGCTATCAAAACAACCTGAATAAAAGTGGGGATTTCCTCGATACGCTGAACGAATACAGCCCGCTTTTTAAAGATGCTGGGTTTTCCGCAAACCAAATGCTCGGAATATTAGATGCGGGTATGAAAAACGGTGCCATGAACACTGACAAAGTGGCAGACGCAGTAAAAGAGCTGCAAATACGATTCGGCGACGGGACGTTCGAAAAAAATCTAGGCATGTTTTCTGGGAAAACAGCTGAACTATTTAACGAGTGGAAAAACGGGAAGGCAAGCATGGCGGATGTGATGAAAAGCATCCAGCAAGACATGAAGAAAATGGATCCGACTGAACAGCAAGCAGCGTTAACAACGCTGGGCACACAATTCGAGGACCTAGGCATAAAAGGTACAGAAGCATTGCTCGGCGTAGGTAAGGGCATGGATGATGTAAATGGAAAAGCTGACGATATGTCCAAAAAAAGCCCAGGCGAGAAGTGGCAAGCCTCTTTACGAGAACTGCAGCAGTCGCTGGAGCCAATAGGCGAAACTCTTGTAGACTCTCTAATGCCACTAATTAAAGTTTTAGGAAAAATAGCCGATCTATTTGGAAAACTACCAGCACCTATACAAACGTTTATTGCTGTGTTCGGCGGAATATCCGTTTTAGTCATGACACTTATCCCGATTATTGCCGCGTTAGCCGCCTCATTTGGTGCGCTAGATATCGCCATGTTGCCAGTTATAGCCGTAATTGCTGCAATCGCGGCAGTGATAACAGGTATCATTCTTTTAATAAAAAATTGGGGGGCTATAACGGATTGGATCGGCGAAAAATGGAAATCTTTTTCAAACTGGATCGGTGATGGAACAAAGGATTTTGCTAAAAAATTCTCCAAGGGTTTTAGCGATGCGAAAGATGCTGCCGTTGCAAAGTTTGATGAATTGAGGGACAGAGCTGGAAGGGTTCTAAGCGGCTTTAAGGACAACGCGTTATCAAAAGCAAGCGAACTAAAAAATGGATTTGTATCCAGAGCTGGTGAATTGAAAGATGGAGCTGTATCGAAATTCAACGGTTTAAAAAACAAAGCTGGAAGCATTATTGGAAGTTTTAAAAATAATGCGCTTGATAAAGCCAGTGATCTTAAAAGCAAATTTGTCAATAGAGCTGGCGAATTAAAAGATGGAGCACTGAGCAGGTTCTCAAGTATGCGAGACAAAGCAGGAAGCATTTTTCACTCGCTAAAAAATAGATTAGTTAGCCCGATTGAAGCCGCACGCGATAAAATTAAGTCGATTATCGATAAAATCAAGGGCTTTTTCTCCGGGTTAAAATTAAAAATACCGACGCCAAGCCTTCCGAAGTTGCCGCATTTTAGCCTGGAATGGGATTCAAAGGAAATTTTTGGCAAGAAAATAAAATACCCGACCGGATTTGATGTGAAGTGGTACGCTAACGGCGCTATCTTTACGCAGCCGACCATTTTTAATACACCTTACGGACTAAAAGGATTTGGAGAAGCCGGAGCAGAAGCAGCTCTGCCGCTTAACAAGTCTACACTTGGGGCAATTGGGCAAGCGATCGCGCAAACCATGGATGGCGTCGGGGGAGATATAACCGTACCGATTACCCTAGAAATTGATGGGGCAACAGTAGCGCAAAAAACAATAAAATATACGTCTCGCGAACTGCTAAATCTGCAAAAAGGTAAAAATCGCGGGGGTGGTAAACCATGATCGGCATAACATTTAACGGTGTGCACAGCAGCACGTTTGGGCTTATCTATGAGAGATCTGAGCGCCCAATTATGCCGGAGCTGAAAGACACTTATGTAGATGTGCCGCATCGGGATGGGGCTATCTTGGTACCGGATAAATCCGCAAAAGACATTACCATCTCAGTTGTCTTTACACTGTATAAAAATAGTTTGCAAGATTTGTATAATACAGCCAGGCAAATCGGCGCATGGTTGACGACAACCAACCGGGCGCCCCTGGTTTTTGACGATGACCCAAAATATTATTACAACGCCAAAGCGAGTACCAGCATCACGCTGGAGCAGCTGGCCGACTTTGACAGGGTAGCCGAATTTACAGTCCAATTTCGATGCGAGCCGTACCCATATAAAGTAGGTGGTTAATTTGGCAGATCTTAATGGTGACGTAATTTATTTAGTTGACTCAAAAACGTTTGAACGCAGCTTGCCAATCGGAAACATTAGCAATCCGCTGATATCCGAGCAGATAAACGACCACTACACATTTTCATTTGATACAGTTTTAAATAATATTACCAAGAACATAAAAAAAGACACCATAATCGAGGTGGACGACGATTATTTTAGCGTAAGTCGCATCCGTAAAACCAGAAGTACGAGCATCTCAATGACAGTAGACTGCGAACATTTGTCGTATGAATTGTTAGATAATAAAAAATATCCAATGCCGTTTACAGAAATAAACGGCTCGCCGGCAAATATACTGTCAGCGTTGCTTAAAAATACACCGTTTAGTGCGGGCACCGTAGAGCTGGATGGAACTTACTACATCAAGCCTACTAGCGATAACATCCGCGGTGCACTTATCGAGCTTGCCAATCTTGTCGGTGGTGAGCTTGTTTTTTCTAAGTTTACTATTGGTCTGGTGTCTAAAAGAGGAGCGAATAACGGTCTTGAGTTTAAGCTGGGAGAAAACCTAATCGGCGTTACCGAGGAAATTAATTCAGATGGGCACACGTTGGAAGTAGACGTGCTCGACTTGGCGCAGATCGAGGGTTATGGATATCTGAAAACGGTTGGTCTTGGCGATACGGTCCGCACATATGACCCAGAACTTGAAATTGATGAAACGCTGAGAATCGTGATGCGTGAATACAACCCGTTTCAACGCATCAACCCAAAGGTGCAGATTGGGAGTGTGGTCCGGGATATCACGGACTATATAAAAGAGCATACAAGCCGCCAAAATAGTAGCGGTGGCGGCGGCAGCGGTGGGGATAGCAGTGGTGGCGGCGGCAGTGGGGGAGATAATGGAAATGACATCGTAAGATATGGATTTGTAGACGAAAATTGGCAAGGGCCTGGGTTTCCTTTTCTTCCGAGAGTACAATACGAAGGTGAAAACAAACTCACCGAAACCGGTTTGCCGTGCTTGGTACCGGCGATCTATGCCTTGAATGCTGGAAGTTATGTAATGGTAATAGATGGGGTAATCATTGGGGCTGTTAAAAATGTTGAGGACAAATCATAAAGGAGGCTTATAGGTGAAAATATTTAGAAAAAAATTAACCGCAAACACGGAAGAAATTTTTAATATAAACAGCCATTATGTCACCGTGCTAAATATAGGTGAAGGAAATGTGTTCGTGAATTTCGACGACACAGCCACGACAGACAGCTTAATTATTCCTGCCGGCATGGGCAGGAGTTTTTCTTTTCAAAGGGCGGTGCAAAGCGTACATCTAATCAGTGACGGTACTCCAACCGTACAAATTGATGACATGACATGAGGTGATGATGGTATGCCTTACTTTTGGATAAACGGTAAGGGAAATGGTGGTGGGGATACCGGCGGCGGCAGCATTGACTTATCAAGTATTGAGATGGCAATAATCAATAAAGGCGGCACAGTGACAAAAGCGGGCGATAAAGCGACAGCGGAAGAGTTATTGCTAGGGATTAGCACAATACCGGTTGATGGATACGGAGTACCTATGCCGAGCATGGTGGCAGAAAATATTACTTTTACTGATCCTATCGACATTACGGAAAGCCATACAATTACATTCACGGAGGCGTCAGCATGATAGATAAGATAGAGTTTCCAAGCGATTTTATACCAAAAGGACTTATTAAGATAGAACTTTTTGATGATTTAACGAAGAAAAAAGTTGAGGAAATAAATACACATAACTTTATTGCCAGAGGTGTGTTAGACCATCTTTTTAAAGCAAAAATGAGAGATGTTTTTACTCAAAAAAGAAATACAGGAGGGCAATTAGTATCTGAATCGTTTGGAGACATGTTCGAGCAAATTTCTTTGACCGATGCTAATCATCCAGAAAGTCCAGAAACAGAATGGTTGCGAAAGGGTAAAGTAATTGGATACGCTCTAACGACTACGACTTACTCCGGATCAAGTACGATACAAGGTACCTACAATGCAGCAGAAAGTTCGACAACAGCTGAAAAAGTGCACATGGTTTTTGATTTTCCAACTAATGCGGCAAACGGTACATTTCAAAGTATTTATTTTCATCAAAGTTCATATGTACAACCGAATGATTATTATAGATTTCCAAAAATAGGTAATGGTGTTTATAGTTTAAAAAAATACAATGATCAATTTTATGTTTTAAAATCATCTACTTTGGAAGTATACAATTCAAACTGGAATTTGTTGAATTCATATGATTTAAAGGATTCCTCGATTAGAGACTTTGAAATTGTCGATGATTATCTTTTTTATGTAAAAGATCATACAACGAATACAATTAGAAAAGCACCTATTGCTAACCCAACTGCACTGGAACTTGTTATACAGGGGATATCAAACTACTGCGGAGGCATTGCCTTTAATGATATTAACCGGCAATTTATTATTGGAAATTATCTATCATCCAACACCGTACAGTTTATGTATTATGATGTTAATTTCAATTTAATTAATACAATAACAATATCGAATAATAGTCTAAGTCTATCATATGATAAAAGCAAGTTAACAATTATAGACGGCGACTTAATTGCCAGATCATATTACATTGATACACAAGGTAATGCCTTCAAAGTTTCGTACTATAATGTGTGCGGAGCAATAGATGGATTACTTTACGACAGTGATGGACATCTACTCCCAAAATTAGCAATTGGTTCCCGCGCATTACTTGATGCACCTGTCACAAAGTTAAATACGCAAACGATGAAAATCACATATGATTTTATCCTGCCGCCATTATTTTGACGGTTAATTTGAGGTGACCACATGCCAGAAGAACAAATTAATGGTCTGCGTTATGAGATTATGAAAACGCTGGCTGGGATTTTACAAACACATGGGAAATGGATGGATATCCAGTACTTAAAACACCGTCTACTTAAGACGGTTATTTTTACTCAAGGGAGAAAAATGAGAATGGACAAACTATACAAAACAGTGCTAACAGCTGCGGGAGTAGTAATCGGCTATCTGTGGGGTGCATCCCCATTGTTGCTGGTACTGCTTCTTTTTGTGGTCTTTGACTACATTACGGGCATGCTCGCGTCAGCTGTGGAGGGCAAATTAAGCAGCAAAGTCGGGTTTATGTCGATACCTAAAAAGATTGCCATTTTTATCATCGTTGCAATGGCAAACCAGTTGGATGTATTGCTCGGCAGCGGGAACGCCATGTTTCGGGATGCGACCATATTTTTTTATTTGTCAAATGAGGTTCTAAGTATTGTAGAAAACGCTGGGCGGATCGGGTTACCGATCCCAAGCCAGATCACAAAAGCCATTGAAGTTTTAAAAGGGAAGTCGGGCGACAGCTAAGCTGTTGCTTTTTTACTTGGGGGGTGGTGGTTATGCTAAAGAAAATCAGGTGGTTTTTTAGCAAAGAGGATCCGCAAGAAATTGAAATTTTATTAAACGAAAAATATTAAAGGAGACGATAAGCGTGGGATTAACAGCGGATTGGTTGATCCAAAAAGCAAATCGTAAACTAAACGTAAACGGGATGAACAAGACTGTAGCAGACAAGGTGAGAAAGGTAATTCGCGACCTGCATAAGCAAGGAATATATGTATGCGTGGCACAAGGATACCGTTCCAAAGCGGAGCAGGATGCGCTGTATGCGCAAGGACGAACTAAGCCAGGGAAGATCGTCACCAACGCGCGCGGCGGCCAAAGTAACCATAACTACGGCATTGCTGTAGATCTGTGTCTATATACGCACGATGGCAAAGATGTCATTTGGTCAACGACGGAAGATTTTAAAAAGGTTGTCGCGGCCATGAAAAAAGAAGGATTTAAGTGGGGCGGCGATTGGACAGGCGGGTTTAAAGACTACCCACATTTCGAGCTCTATGATGCCGTTGGCGGCGAAAAGGCACCGACCACAGGACCCAAACCATCCACAAAAAAATCGACAGCCAAAGTATCCGCTGACGCTATCGTGCCTTATCCGGGGCACCTGCTTAAATATGGCAGCCGGGGTAAGGATGTGCAGCGTGTGCAGCGGGCGGTTGGTGTTACTCCAGACGGTATTTATGGATCAAAAACAGTCGCAGCTGTAAAGGCGTATCAAAAGCGGCATGGGCTTGCTGTGGACGGGATTGTTGGAAGAAATACCTGGAATAAGATGTTTTAATCCTGGACAAGCTAATAGCTCACCATGGTAAGACAAAAGCCCTCGCATTTGCGGGGGCCTGTTTATTTTGCCGTTGTTAAGTTAACGTCGATGACCGGGCCACTCGTTTCAGATTCGTATTTTAACACGCTACCAGATTCATCTATGTTGTTCTTTTTAAACGATATTATTAGTTCATAATCATATCTTCTGTCTTTCCACGAATATTGCCCAGTAACCTTATAGACGTTTTTATAAATTTTACCGGTAGTATCTTTCTGATCAACCATTTTTTGGGCTGTGATGTTATCCTCGTCAACCTTCACGTTGTCAATCTTATCGTATTTCTCGATTAACGTTTCAGATCTTACTGCTAGGTCAATTAACAGGTGCTTATTCGTTATTTTCCCAGGTGTCACCTTATGCGTATCAGTTTGGTCAGCCTTTTTTGTGTTTCCCACACTATCAGGTGTTGTGGCTACGCCGGCAATGAACAGGATAACGGATATTATGGCGATTATGCCGCCCCGGTATTTCCTCTTTTTGATCCGCCCAATCACCATTAGCACAATACCTACAATAATGCCAACAAATCCAATTGCCCCCAGAAATGCACTCATTTTTCTTCCTCCTCTTGGTATATGTCTTCGAATTTAACATCTAAAAGACGACAGACTTTAATCACCTGTGGAACAGTCGGAAAAGACTTACCTTTACACCAGTTTGTTAAGGTATTCCGAGAAATTCCCAAATACTCCCATATGTATTGTCGCTTATATGGCGATTTTTCTATAAGATCCTCTAAATTATTTTTTATTGACAAAGCCTGTCACCTCTCTATAAGTATTACATTCCACGTAAAATTAGGATACCCTTTTAAAAATATTTGTGCTAAATTGCATAAAATTTTGTGCAGAATAATACACTGTATTGTGCAATGCAAAAAGGGAGGTGGCATCATGAGTCCATTTTTAATCGGCTTGACGGCAAGTGGAGGGGTTTTATGTATATCCGCGCTCGCGGGAAAGGGGAACGAAACAGCAATAAAAATTGTGTTGGAAGCAACAAAACTAGGTGGCATTTTTTATTTACTACAACATCTCCGGGATATTTTTTTATAACCTTGGCTGCTGGCAGAGCAGACGAGGAAGAGTGTATAACACTCTTAATCGCAAACAAAATGCAAGAATTTAGGCAAACACCAGCACAGACACAACAGTAATATCCCATGGCACTGCATAATACACCATGTGCGCATGGCACTGCAAAATACAATGCAAAGGAGAGTGCAAAATCGATGATTGAATGGCTCCTTCCTGCAGCAATTGCCGGTGCTGCTCTGGTTCCAAAAAAGAAAATGTCACCGCACAAAAAGCTGGAACAGATTTTTAAAAATCGCGACGTATGCGTTAAAAACGGTGAAGATCTGCTCTACCCGAAACTGATCAAGCAACACACTGCCCAGGATAAATCCATATTTGTTTACTCGCTGCCACTCGGAATGCCAGCAGACATAATGGATAAATTAGAAAGCACGATTGAAACAGGGTTAAACAGCAAAATTGAATGGGAATTTGATGGCGTATTGAAAATAATGGTGTACCACCACAACTTACCGGAATCCTGGAGCTTTGACGCGGCCTTACTCCGGCCTGGAACGTGGGAAGTACCAATCGGAAAGCATCCGAAAGGAATTATTTATCATGACTTTGACAAATACCCGCACCTGCTTACGGGCGGCACCACACGTTTTGGTAAGACCGTGTTTTTAAAGCAGATGTTTAACGCACTGCTACTCGATCAACTGGAGAATGTAGAGTTTTATATACTGGACTTAAAAGCAGGCCTGGAATTTTATAAGTACAAGGCGCTGCCGAACGTAAGAGAAGTGGCCTGCGACGTGTATGAGGCGGCAGAAGTGTTAAATGAAATTACCGAAAGTCTAAAGAAGCGGGAAGTTAAATTTCGTAATTCCGAATTTACCAATATCGTGGACACCAACATTAAAAAGCGTACTTTTATTATTGTGGACGAAGGGGCGGAACTGGCACCGGATATGCTGACAGATAAGCAGGCGAAAAAGTTTGCGCACTTTTGCCAGGCAGCGCTCGGGGAGATTGCCCGAATCGGTGGTGGATTAGGGTACCGGCTCATATTTGCAACCCAGTACCCAACAAGAGTGGCCGTGCCGATGCAAGTCAAAATGAATATTGTGGCGAGGGTCGCTTTTACAATCCCGGAAGTGATCGGGAGCAGGGTCATCCTGGATGAACCGGGCGCCGAGGATTTGCCAGCCATACCTGGGCGGGCGATCTACAAAGTGGAGAAAAAACGCATTGTGCAGGTGCCGTATATTACGGATAAGCAAATGTTTAAAATGATGGAGGAGAGAATGGATGCGTCAGGAAAGGCTGGAAATGCTACTCACAACGATCGACAGGCTGAGGGTGACGACTATCCGCCAATTAATGCAGATACATGATCTAGGCAAATATCGGAACGCGGCAAAGGTGGTTGCTGATCTTGCCCCGTACACACACAGCTATATGGAAGGGGAAAAAATCATCTATTTGAACAAAGAGGGGCGGAAGTTGATCGGATCGACTCGAGAAGTTAAACGATCACCGTTAACCGTCCATATGTTGCTATGCAACGAGGCGTACATCTATTTCAGATGCCCGTTGGATTGGAAAACAGAATATGTTCTGGAGCACAATGAAAAGGCCAGTATGTCCGGGCTTGCTATCAAAATCGGCATATCGGTTAAAAGTGCGACGGTGAAGAAGAAAATTATTGCGGACGCCGCATTTAGCCGGAATGGGTATCTACACCTGGTGGAGATCGATAATACGCGGGATATGCAGGATAACCGGAAGAAAATTGAGAAATACCAGGAAATCATCCGGGTAAAGAAAATCACAAACGCCAAAATTTATTTCTTTACGGCTACCGAAAATCGCAAAGAAAAACTGCAAAAGTGGCTGCAGGGATTAAACGCCCATGTGCTCACTTTTGCCGAGATAAAATAG